CATCGGGAGCACGATAGGGAATGATTACCTCTTCGCTCCCCCACTCTATTATCGAGGGGTTGTTATCACAGAACACCATGAACTTTCGTTCCCATAGTGATCTATAAACGATGTTAGTTGGGTTGCCACGATACTTACCAGGATTTACAGGTTTGTAAAATCCAGAGTACGCCATAAATATAGAAGGACCAACATAGGTATTTAGTGTGTCAATCAATCGCTTTTTATCATCAATGGCGAAGAATGGCGGAATGTCATTCTCGAATAACTTTGTGGTTATGTTTGAGGGAGCACCAGTATCAATCCCAAATGAGGATGTGTATGGTGAAACTGTGGCATTTATGTGCGATGAGGCACAGTTACCAAATGTAAATACAGCGACTGGAACACAGAATGGACTCTACACTGGTCTGGGTTCTGTTGATTATCCACACACTAGGATATTTACAGAACTGCAGTTAGGTTTCATGTTAGATGCTAATCTAAGTGTTTTGAAGTATCTTAATGAGTGGCACAGTAAAATTTTTATGGAGGGTGGATTAGAAGAGGGACAAACTCTAAATGAGAATAGAATTACTAGATTGCGTTATAGCGATGAATATGTTGCTAAAATTCTGATTACAAAAACTGAAATTGGTCCTCTATCACCTACTGAAAGGAAACCTATCACATATGTTTTGGAAAGAGCGTATCCATACTCTATTGACGCTGTTCCACTACAATATGGCACGTCTCAAATTACAAAAGTAACAGCAAACTTTAAATACCAGAGACATTACACTATTAATAGAGATGTCACCAAAATTAAAGATTCTCAAATTCCAGCAGCTGGTAAACTAGCTGGTGAAGTTGAAATTGGTCCTGGTGTTTTTAAGCAGTATTGGTTGTTACCTAACGGTCAGGTGGTTGAAAGAACGGGAAATAAAACAGCAGAAGCCTTTAGATAAATGATAAAAACAATATTTAATGATTCGTTATACGCTTTTGATTTGGAAAAGCATTTTACTATAGAACAGTGTGTATCAATTGCTAGAAAAACTAAGGCAGAATTTAAATCAAATCAAGGTGGATACCACTCCAGCAATTTAAAAGACAAAATCATAGTGCAACCGCTTATGAATGATATTCTTAAGCATACTGCTTTGTATTGTGAAGAGTTGGGATTGAGATCTAATTTAGAAATTGGGAATATTTGGTTAAACATTAACGAATATAGACACTCTAACACGGCGCATACTCACCCTCAGTCTTGTATATCTGGTGCTTATTATGTTAGTTGTCCTGCTCGGTGCGGACAAATTCAATTTGTACGCGAAAGTAGTAAGTTGATTGATAGTTATTGGTTGCCATATTCTAAAACACCAAATGAATACTCGTGGAATAAATTTGGTGTGACGCCACATGAAGGTCTGTTATTGTTGTTCCCTAGCTTCTTAGAACATAGTGTTCAACAAAATTTAAACAAGGTAACTCCTAGGATTAGTTTTTCATTTAATCTAGTCTAAAATCGATTTTTTGATTCCATGAAAGTGGGAAAATTTTTTCCGCTAATTTTTGGGTAAAAAAGTCGCGCTAAATATACATATGATCTGGTCTAAACATAATGGCATTACCACAAGTTGTGCTTCCAACCTATGAGTTGGAAATTCCGTCTAATGGCAAAAAAATCAAATATCGTCCATTTGTCGTAAAAGAAGAAAAACTGCTATTGTTAGCATTAGAGACAGAAGACGAGAAGGAGATTGAAAATGCGGTTAAAACCCTATTGAAAGGTTGTATTCAATCTAGGGTGAAAATCGAAGATTTGGCAATTTTTGACTTAGAGTATATTTTCCTTCAAATTCGCGCTGTATCAGTTGGCGAAGTTGTTGAAATGAACGTTACTTGTAGAGATGATAATGAAACTCAGGTAAGGTATAATCTTAATTTGACCGAAGTAAAGGTTAATAAACCAGAAGGTCATGATAGCAAAATCATGCTAAGCGATGATCTTGGTGTTATTATGAAATATCCAGCATGGAAAGAATTTGTTACTGGATCTATTATGGGTCAAGGTGCGACTGCTGACGGTATTGTTGATATTGTTGCTAGTTGTATTGATCAGATTTTTGATGCTGAAGATGTATATGACAGTTCTACTACTAGTAAGAAAGAATTTGTTCAGTTTGTAGAAGGTCTTACGAATAGTCAATTTGAGAAAATTCAAGAATTCTTTGAATCTACTCCTAGACTAGAACACTCGTTTACTGTCAAAAATCCAAAAACAGGTGAACCTTCAGAATTTACTATCTCGGGGTTAGCGTCTTTTTTCGGATAGCACTCTTCCATAATACCTTGGAAGGGTACTATAAGACTAACTTTGCTTTAATGCAGCACCATAAATATAGTTTGAGTGAAATTGAGAATATGATGCCTTGGGAGAGACAAGTTTATACAAGTCTCTTGATGCAGCATTTGGAACAACTCAAAAAAGCACAAGAAGCAGCTAAACAGTAATGGCACACGGGTTTCTATCTTATCAAGACACCAGAGGAGAGGTTGATTACCTTGGTGGTATTGTTAATGCTGTAAAAAAGTATCTGGACAAACGCGACGAAAAGGAACAAGTCGCGGACATGGTTGCCGCGAAGATAGAGGTAGAAGATAAAGAAACAGCAGCACTAGAAGCAGGAAAATCAGCTCCCAGATTGCCAGTGGGAGCACAGAAGATGCTCACGGGTGGATCTTATAGTAAATTAGCAGGTAGAAATCCAAAAGCACTTCCTGGGGCTGTAGCAACAAACCCTGAAGTTAGGGGTGGTGCTATCACAAAGATGGGTTTTGGTGGTAAGAGACTAAAACCAGAAGGATTTGTCGGTGATCAAGTTATTGATATTAGTGCAACTCCTGTAAATGATAGTAATCAAATCGTACAAGCGATTGATAGACTTACTTTTGTAAGTATGAATTTGCTTTCTGCTACAAAAGAGCAAACAGCAATCGCACAGAGACAGCAACTTTTCTTCGAGAAATTAGCGAGAAAAGACAAAGCGTCAATAGAAGAAGCAGAGTTAGAAAGAGGCAAAGATCTTTCAGGGAACGTTAGTTATTCACCATCGAGATTGGCGAGTGGTAGAGGTCCAGCAGGATTATTAGGACCTGGACCTGGAGCAACTCAAAAAGCAATCCAGAGCTTTGGATCATCAATAGTCAAAAGATCTCCACAAGCATTAAGAGCAGGTGCTGGATTGGCAGCAAAGGGCGGTCTTATGACCGTAAAGCAAGCTGGAAATATTAGAGGTACATTACAGGCATCGAGAGTTGGTGCTGGAATTGCGAAAAATATTAGTGAAGCAGCAATAGCAAAAACTTTAGCAACTGGCGGACCTCGTGCTATACAAAGAGTAAAAGAAGCACAAGCAGCGGCAGCAAAACTTCCCAAAAATAACATAAAGAAAACTCCAAAAAGGATTGGTGTTGATCCTTCTAAAATAGGTGAAACATTATTTCCTGATGCTACATCTAAAACTGCTGCAGCACAATATAAAAAATTAAGAGCTCAGGGTCTTTCTGAGGCTGATGCTCTCAAACGAGCTTTTCCAGAAATGGCAGGTGAAATTGCTGAAGTTGGAAAAACTGCTGGAGTATCTACAGTAGCAGGAGCAAGAGCTGGAGATGCCGTCCCAACCGCAGTTAGACAAGGCGATGATGTTATTAAAGGAGCTTTGGGAGCAGCAGATGGTCCTTTAGCGAAAATGCTTGGCAAAGGACTTGGTAAATCAATCCTCAAAAAGATTCCTGTAATTGCTGGTGTTGCTGGTATTGTATTTGGTATTCAACGTGCTTTAGAGGGAGACTTCTTGGGTGCTGGTCTTGAAATTACTTCTGGTATTTTAGGTGCTACTGGTGTTGGTGGTTTAGCAGGTGCTGGTATTGACGCATTTTTGCTTGCTAGAGATTTTGGTATGACCCCATTTGCTAGTGGTGGTATTATTACACAACCAACAGCGGGTCTAGTTGGTGAGGCAGGAACTGAGGGTGTTTTCCCACTAGAGGGATCCAGAGGTAAAAAGACATTTGAGATGTTTGGTAATGCTTTTGTTGATGCTCAGAAGAGTAGAATTCGTGATGTAGCAAAAATTCAATCAGCAGGTTTAGAAGAATTTGCTAAAAAAGCAGATAATGGACTCTTTGGGTGGTTTGGTAAATTGTTTGGTGGAGGTGGAAATGATGATACTCCATCTTCACCAAATACTGGTAATGGTAGAGCATGGTGGGATCCCTTAGGACTCTTTACTGGTAATGATGGAGCAGAATCAAGAACACCAATGGTAGGACCACCCCCACCATTACCACCAATTACAGGTACTGATAGTGTCTCTATGGCAAGGTCTCTTATTGTAGATAAAGAAGGTTTTAGAGAAACACCTTATTGGGATGTAAATGCTTATCGTGCTGGATATGGCAGTGATACTTATACTCTTGCTGATGGTACAGTAAAAAGAGTTCAGCAGGGTGTTAATATTACTAGAGCAGATGCTGATCGTGATATTGATAGAAGGATTAGCACAGAATTCATGCCAGAGGCAAGACGAGCAGTTGGTCCTGATATTTGGGATAACTTGCCAGCAGCAGCACAAGCAGCACTAACATCAATCGCATACAATTACGGTAGTGTTCCTGAAAGAGTTACTAGAGTTGCTAAATCAACAAATGGAAATATAGAAGCAATTGCTGGAGCAGTTGAGGGATTGAAAGGTGATGACAAAGGAATTAATGCTGGTCGTCGTCAGCATGAAGCAGATATGATTAGAAGTTCTGCTGGACAAGCAGCTGCTTCTATTACTCCTTCAATTGGAGACCAAAGTAGTGTATCACCTGCCGCTGCTGAGACTGGAAATCCTTTATCTGCTGCTTCTCAGCAAGTAGCAACTGCCGCATTTACTCCACAGGCAGCACCAATTATCCAAAACTTCTATGGTTCTGATACTGCTAAGAGCAGCGGTGGTAACATGCCTGCTACTGTAGCATTTGGTATTTCTAGTAGAGACACTGGAACAGATCCATTTGCCGAGTTTAGAATTAGGAGTCTCGTATAATGAGTGATTTTGGATCAAATACGGACTTTCGTCTTAAGGGAGTAAAGATATACCCAAACACTGGAGAAGCTCCTTATGAGATGGGTAATCTGGTCAACTCATTTAACTATGTTGAGACAGTCACTAATCCATTCTTATCTGCAACTCTAGAAGTTGTTGATAGTGCTGGACTATTAAGTGGATTGCCAATTCAGGGTGGAGAAGATATCGAGGTCTCTGTCTTGACAAATATTTCCGATGAGATCTATATTTACAAAATGGTTGTCTGGACAGTTGGTAATCGTTTCGCAAGACAACAGCAGCAAGCATATACATTAGGATTGATTTCTACAGAAGCACTAGCAAATGAAGTAACCAGAGTTAACAAACCATTATCTGGCAATCCAGAGAGCATTGTAATTGATCTTCTAAAGAATAGTTTGAAAACGGAAAAAGATATTTTCTCAGAACCATCAAAGTTTGAGACAAAGATGATTCCAAATAGGAAGAGACCGTTTGATCTTATTTCTACTCTTTCTGTTAAAAGTGTGTCACCACAGACAAACTATACATCTACTAATTCAGGAAACAGTAACAAATCAGAGCAGCAGGTTAAGGGATCTGGTGGATTTTTCTTCTGGGAAACAAAGAGGGGTTATAATTTCTTTGCCGTAGATACGCTTTGTGCCGATGAAGATAGTAAACTAAGATCTAAAAAATATGAAGTCTCTACCTGGGGTCCTTATGTTGAGAAACTAGGAAATCAAGATGATGGAGCAGATGATAGATTTACAATTTATGAATCTGTGTTCTCATCAGAGATTAACTTACTTTCTTCATTGCGTAAGGGTAAGTATTCTAGTATGATGGTGTTTTTCAATCATTCTACTGGACAGTATGAAGAATACGTCTATAAGATCAAGGATAGTTATGACAACATGGCACATCTAGGTGGTCAAGAAGGAATTACGTTGATTCCCTCAAATCAGATTGAACTTTCTGATTATCCAACTAGAATCATGTCTATCTTCCTAGATCACGAGTCATGGTACAATGAAGCGAAACCTGCCTCACCAGACCCAAAAGATGGTGGAACAGATCCAACCAAATTTGCTGATTGGCAGAAGTTTTACGCGGCGCAGTCTATCGCAAGATATGAATTGCTCAAGAATCAAAATTGTAGTATCGTAATCCCAGGAAACCCTGAAATTTGTGCTGGAGACAAAATTGACATTAGATTAATAAACAAACTGCCCAAAGTAATGGCACAAGATGAACCATATGATACCGAAAGTAGTGGCGTATATTTGGTGGGTGAAGTGACTCACACTTACGACACAACTATTGGAACAAATGGTAGGTTCACGACAACTCTCAGACTAATGAGAGACTCATATGGTCTAAAGGATAGACCGTCAAATCATGGCACTAAATAACTAACGGAGGTACTACACATGGAAAACATCGAAGCGCATATCGCTAAGGACAAGGAGATT